ATACATGTACTGGCCAAATGCCACATCGTCCTCTGGAATATACTCCCGGGCATAGTCCTCAATCATTTGGGCAGCTACACGCAACAACATGTCGGGCACAATGCTTTTTGAAATATTTAGCAATTTAATGGCTTTGCTTTCGCGCTCGCGCATGATTTGATTGCGCTTGGCAGTACTCCAGCTATAGCCACCATCACCGCCCCATAAATCCCAAGCAACACGACCTTTAGTAGGAAAGCCTTCTTCACCACTATTAAATCCTGTTGCCTGCTTGTCTACTTCATGACGGCTAAAAAAGCTGTACATTCTGAGCACTGTGCTTGCGCTTAGTGGTTCACGATCTTTTAATTGGTTAGCCCTGGCCAAACCTACCAGTGTACCTCCGGGTTTGCCATCGGCTTTCCAAGCCAGTGCGCGTTTTGCAGCACTGGCCATACCCGAAGTGGGCTTGTATGTCTTAGCCATAAGTTCTCCTTAATCATTATACGCTAGTATGACTTGTTTACACATTTCACTGCGTACTATATCACTGTCTAAAAAACGTACCACTGCTACCGAGTTCAGTGGTTCCAATCGCTGCACTGCATCCAGCAAGCCGCTGTTGGGAATATCTACTTGTTTGGGATCGCCACTGAGTACAATAGTACAGTTTCTACCTATTCTGGTTAACAACATTTTCAACTCAGTTTTTGTAAGATTTTGTGCCTCGTCTACCAGCACTATACTATCTTCAAAATTACTGCCACGCATAAAACCAATTGGTTTGGGGTCAATAGTACCGGATTTTAAAGCATACTGATAAAATCCTGTACCTAAGCAGTGTGTAAATACACTTTCAAAAGGCTGTAAATACGGTGCGTACTTTTCGTCCAGCTCACCTGGTAAAAATCCCATACCACGGCCCGTCTCTACACTGGGTCTGGTAATAATGATTTTTTGTATTCGTCTGTAGTACAGTTGTTGTGCAGCATAACTAGCTGCCACAAAAGTTTTGCCTGTACCAGCGCTGCCTATACCAAAAACAATTGATTTTGACGCAATAGCATCCAAGTAACTTTGTTGAATATAATTTAGTGCTCGTACTTCACGAAACTGCACAGTATAATCGTTACGTTGTTTTTTGCCAGAAGATCTCATGCGACTCCTTGAGGTAGGTATACGGCCTCGGCTTGTCTGCGTCTGACTAAGCCTGGCAGCCGGCGGCCACCGCCCATTACCCATTTGTTTAGTTCCAACTTGGCTGCAGCCCACTGCTGTGCATCAATTCTGCGCTTTAGGGTTGAACTGCGATAGCGTGCTACACCAAGATTATATGCAAAATCTGCAATGGCGCCCAGTGCTTGAGGATACTGCAACAGCACTGGGCTTGCAACCATTACTCCTAACATGTATTTATTTTTTAATTCTGTTACTAGCCAAGCTTCGGCAGTTTGCAAACTAATGGCTGGATGTTCCATGGTGACTTTGGTACCGTCTGGTTTATAGACGGTACCGTAGCCAATAGTTGGATAGCCTGCTGGACATATATAAGGTTTTGAGCTAAAACCTTCGAAATGTTTGCACAGTGGTACGGCTACTTCTAGTGCTTTACTTACTGCCAGTTCGTTCATATACACGACCTACAAACCAGAAAGTTAAAATCATATTTAGCACAGCCATGTCTTGTGCAGACCAAATTTCTGTGAGTACATGATTCCACATTCCACCTTGTTCAACTGCAATGGTATAAGCAGCCACTTTTACCAGTAAGTAGATACCAGCAAAAATATAAGTAATGACGGGACGTACCAGTGCCGATACCGCAGCTACAAACCAACCAGCAGACTTAGCAGTTTCAGCTTGTTCACGAAATGCCATGCTCATGGCATCTACTTCGGCTAATGTAAGTTTGGTCTCCGACTCACGCAAATTCAGCTCGGCCTTGCGCTCGGCAAAACTCATTTCACGTTCTAACAAACTCAGTTCGTGCTGACGTTCATTTTTGCGGTCCAACAGCTTTAGCACTTCTGGCGCTAAACGGAGTATGCCGCCAAATACTCCGCCAAATAGGGTTTCTAGTACCATGGTTTATCCAAAGAAAAGTAAGAATTTGCGAGATATATCCAAGACTGCTTCAACAGCTTCGGCATATCGATTTTTAAACTTGCTGGGTTGTTGGAATATCTGGCCTGGATTACGAGACATTTCAAGAATTTCTGCAGAGTTTAATGCACGACGCCAAGTAGCACTCAGATATACAAAAATAGTATCATGATTTTGAGGAGATGCATGATTACCCAACGCAAGTACGTATCCACCACCACCGCCGGTTTCTTGGATATCAAAAGGCAACAAGCTAGAGTTCATAGTATTACTATAACCTACCAACTTTCCATCCATGTATAGTGATACATCATTGGGCGTTACAGAAACTGCAACCGCAACTAATTTACGAAGTGGTACTCTTACAACTCCAGGAAAACTACCAACCCCTCTATTATAATAAGCATAATCTAGATGGATGGCGCCCCATTTGCCCAATCGCAAATGTAAACTATTTGCAAATCCTGTTCCCATTAATCCCCTGTCTCCAGCTTGAATTGGATAAGTATCCTGCTCAATACTTAAAAACTGCAACATAGTATAACTAGTCAGTTGAAGTCTAGGTGAGGGTGCTGGAAGTTTGGTAAAATACTGTGAGCGTCTAGAAGCCCACGGTTTCATTTTCCAAGCTAAACCATATCTGGAAAAAGTACCGATATTATAAGAATATGAAAAATCTACGCCTGTAGGCCCTTCCCACTGCATGTCTTGATGATAAGCATCACGTGTCCCATGTGCCGGAGTAGTGCAGTAAAGCATCTTATATGCTAGCGGATGTGCTTTGTTAACGGGCACATACGATCTTGGTAACTTGGCATAATTTACATATGCTGGTTGCTCGGTGTAAGGTGTCCAACGACCATTAGCGTCAGTTTCAACGTACTTGTACTGACCTTGTAGTATTTTGTGATTAGTTGTATCTGGACGCTTAAACAGTTTAAGTGGGTCTTGACTTAATAGTTGAATTTCAATATCCGACAAGGCACGATACCAACCACAACTCATATAGATCAGCCAAGGTCTCCATGCGCTAGGAGGTCCTGCACTATCACTATAGGACATGTATCTTGGATTAAAAGCTGTAGGAGTATTATATGCAGTTACCACACTAGCTTGCAACTGACCATTCATATACAACTTAGTGCCAGCTGGGGTACCAACTAGCATTGCTGTGGTTAACTTACGCAGCGGAACTACATCCTTTGAAACTAAAACATAGTTATTATACTGGCCAAAACTCAAGTATCCTGCATCAGTAGACATTAATTTTGGAATGCTGTTATCACCCCAACTTGGTCCTGTTAAAAAGTAACCTGCAGGAATTTCTGCATGACTATTGGTTTCCAATGAAAACACGCAAAACAGTGTCCAATTTGCACTATTCTTTTTGTCTTTGGTCACAACGTCAACATCATGATACCGATTCATATTCCAAGCTAGTCCACCACGTCCCGTTAAAAATCTTAGCTCTAAATCATTGCCCAATAAAATTTCTGAATCGGAATTTACAGCATCTCTGTTACTGTGCACAGGAGTACCTGCAAACGCAATGTCCTTGCTTAGTGGATTTGACCTGTCTACCAAGCTGGGTGTGCTAAGCGGAATATATCTGGTACTGGTGGTAGGCGTGTAGATTAGTGGATAATCTGCTGCAATACTCAACAGTTTTTCTGGAAGTGGATCTGTTAATTTACTTTCGAATATTTGCCAAGGGTTTTCGGAGATTTGCTGTACTTCGGCAAAGCTGAGTGCTCGAACCCAGCCACAAGCTAAGTATTGCTTACCATAAAGATTTGTATTTGGTATAGCATAACCAACTCTACGAGGTTGACCGGTTGTGTTTGTTCCTGCCGCAAATGTACTAAATCCTGCGTATTTTCCGTTTATATAAAGTGTAGTGCCTACTCCGGCTTCGACTACAGAAATAGCTACTCCAAGTTTACGCAGTGGAAATACTTCGTGACTACCAGTTAAATATCTGGGCTGTCCGGCATTATTCTGTATACCAACTCTTAGACGACCATTTGCATCAACACGAAATTGAAAACTGTTATTATCGCCCCAGTCTACGCCTAAATAGTCAGGATATGTTGCGCTACCATTAGGATATTCATCTAGTTCTATGCAGCCTATAAACATTAACGTATGCGAAGAACCACCCCCAACAATAGTATCGCTAGCACTTTGACTAAACCCAACTGCACCTGGTAAAAATGCTTCGCCAAATCTTGTCATTTGTCTGTAGCCGGGAATTTCACTATATCTGATTCTGGGATCTGCCGCATCACGATCGCCCCACGCTGGACCGCTTGCAAACTTTATGCCTCGTGTTAATGGATGTGCACGATTAACTGGTACAAACTTTCGTGGCATGTTTGCAGTTTGTACATAGCTGGAACGAGTAATTGCTTGAGGTACATCAAAGGTAAGAGATCTTAATAAGTTGTGTTTGTTGGTGTACGCGTCTTTGAAGAAATAACTGTATGGGTCTTTGCTAAGTTGAATAGCTTCATATTCTTCAAAAGCTTTATTTTGTATTGCACCATTGAAAAGGATAGTTCCAACATCTTCTCTAGATTTACTAATACCTGCCCAATATAGACTAGGCAGAAATCTCGTTGAATATGCTTGTGGATATACATTATTAACAGTAGTGGATTCACTTACCTTTTTACCATTAAGATAAACTTTTACTGGCAGCCCGTCCTTATACACCAGTACTAAACAATGCAATCCATTAGGAATATTTGGTATTTCAAATGGTGTTATATTTTTGCCGGAATCTGTGCCTACTAGTATTGCGCGTTCTCCAGCGTCATTCTTCCAATAGGCACCAATGCCGTCTAATCCTGCAGTATAAGGAGCCCCATCTCTATAGCTTCTTACGCCTAGTAATGAAGGTCGACGATTATTAGTTAATAGTTTGCCTACATTATGAAGATAAAATAACCCTACTAATGTCTGATTACTGCTATATTCAGTAGTGCCTGATATAGTTTTTCCATCCGTATTAAATTCGTAGTTATTGGTTTCATCTAAGCCGACACCATACGGTGTTTGATGTGCTTGCGAAACTCCTTCATAAACTCCTTTTTTATTGGAATGGTCAATACTAGACACATATACATTTCCATTTGGTAAAGTATACCAATATTTTATAGGATTTCTACTTAGAGCATTGGTGCCACCAGCAAGAGACTTGTTTGGAATCTTAGGAACAAACATCCCTCGGCTATCGCGATTAGGTATACGAATATTGGATAAACCTGGATATGTTGGTAATAAATCGGTAAAGTGAAACTGCTGCGATAACTTTTCGCGTATTGAAGTTTGCGTTTTAAATAACTGCCAAGGATTATTGTGCCAGCTTAGTGCATCTTCACTGGTCCAACCAGTATTAGCAGCAAAAGCTGTTAATATATCTATACCAACTGGAGAAAAATGTACTCGATCTAGACCAGCCGTATAAATTGCCTGAGTATTAGTTTGAGTTTGCAGTACGCCATTTACATAAAAACGAGTATTACCACTTTGCCACACAACAACAACGCTAACCCAACTACCTAAAGTCAGCGAATTATCGCTGGTAAGAAATACTCCTGCTGTCCAACTGGGATTTCTTACCTGCACAAATCCGTTTGAATCAACATATATCAGGTGATTCCAAGCGCCGCCGTTAGTGATCTGAAACATTTCGCTGCTAGTAGCAGCATTGCGGTATTTAAATACTATGCCCTGAGACCATACAGCTGCATTGCGAATAGGTCCGCTGTAGTTTAAGTAATTAGTCGATGCTATATCATATAATCGCCACGTAATTGCTCCTGTACTACTGGTAAAAAGTACTTTACCGCGATCGCTACTAGCAGTGGTTATT